CAGAGCAAAGTATAGAGTTTCAAACTGCTGATAGTGAAAGGATGCGTATTACTTCTGATGGCAAGGTTGGTATCGGAAAAACTGACCCTAATTATCCTTTAGTCGTAGCAGGTACTAATCCAAAAGTGCAAATATACGATAGTGCTGGTAGTGGACAAACAAATCTTTATTTTGGAGATTCAGGCAGTAACTTAGCAGGATTTGTTATTTATCAGCATAGTGATAATGCTATGAGGTTTGGTACAGATGCGACAGAGAGAATGCGAATTGATGGTAATGGTGCTGTAATGTTTCATACTACTACAGCATTAGGAGCAACCACATCTCTTGCAGGAACTAATACTAATAATTTTACTGGAAAAACCACAACAGATACTTACTCTAATTTTTTAGGATTTGCTAGTGGGGGTAATATAACTTATTACGTTACAGGACAAGGTAATTATTTTTATAATGGATCAGCAGTTTCAGATAGAGATTTAAAAGAAAACATAGAATCAATAACGGAATCTTCTTTGGCAAAAGTTAAACTACTTGAGCCTAAGACATTTAACTTTAAAGCAGACGATAATTTTGGTACTAATAAAAAAACAGGTTTTATAGCACAAGAAGTAGCAGCTATATTCGGCACAACAGATGGAGTAGCAACTGGTACAGATGGACAAAAAGATATGGGTATTGACCCAACAGCATTAATTGCTCACTTAACTAAAGCAATCCAAGAACAACAAACACAGATTGAAGCCTTACAATCTGAAATTAACACTCTAAAAGGAGAATAAAATGGCAATATCATATGAATGGAATGTAGGTACTGTTGACACTTACCCTACAAAGGATTCTAAGTCTGATGTAGTGCATAATGTTCACTGGAGACTAACAGCTACTGACGACACCAATAAAGAAACTGTTGATGGAGTAGAAGTCAATATCACATCGGAAGTTTACGGTAGTCAATCAGTAGACACTTCAGACTTATCAAGCTTCAAAGCCTTTGCAGACTTAGCAGCAAGCGATGTGCAAGGTTGGGTTGAAGCAGCTTTAGGAGCTGATGAAGTTACTGCAATGAAAGCTAGTCTTGATGCTAACATAGCTGCAAAGATTACACCTACATCTGTCACTAAAACTATAGGATAATATGACAACTAAAATACCTGCAGAATTATCAAGCACTCCCGGAATATCTGATAGTAGTAATGCTACGGCTATTACTATTGATAGTAATGAAGATGTGACAGTAAACAACGGAACTCTTACTTCTTCTGGTGCAAATGGAGTAGGTAATCAAGGTTTTCATATAACTGATACAGGTTATAGCAAAACACATAAACTTTTTGGAGATAACTCATTACACATACAAGCTGATTCTGGTCAATCAATCTTAATAAAACCAAACGCATCTGAGATAGCAAGGTTTACTTCTGATGGTCTAACTTTTAATGGCGATACAGCAGCAGCAAATGCCTTAGATGATTATGAAGAAGGAACTTGGACACCACAAATAACAGCAAGTGCAGGTTCGGCTGGTACAGCAGCTTATTCAAACCAAATTGGTCGATACACAAAAATTGGAAATAAAGTATTTTTTGAGTTTTCAGTTGTAATGACAAATAAAGGTAGCTGGTCAGCTTACACTAGAGTTTTAGGTTTTCCGTTTACTGCAAACAGCACAGGACTTTCACCTTTTGCAGTATCAAGATTTCCAGACGATACCATTGGAGCAAATATGATAGCAGGTGAGTTACAACCTAATACTACCTACAGTTTTTTTACTACAGGTTCAAGGTTAGATAGTTTACACGATATTAGCAATGTAGATACAGGATATTATTTAGTTGGTGCTGGTCACTACACAATTTAGAGGTAAAAATGGCAATAACAAAAGAAACAGTAGTAGATAAAATTGAAGTACTTGAAATGGGTCAAGTGCAAGTTAGGACTGCTACAGTAATAAAAGAAGATGACACAGAAGTTAATAGAACTTTTCATCGTCATGTCTTAAACCCTAGAACAAAATCAGGTGACACTTGGGGTGATACCGACATATCTGGTGAAGATGCTAGAGTTCAAGCGATTGCAAACGCAACTTGGACTGATGATGTTAAGTCAGCTTATGAAACATTTATTGATTCTCAAGAACTGCCTGAATAGTTTATAATAAAAAGCTATGACAACGACAACTAACTTAGGATTAACCAAGCCAACCGTAGGTGGGTCTGATAATACTTGGGGTGGAACTTTAAACAATAACTTAGATTCTGTTGATGCCATATTTGCAGGAGCAGGTAACGGCACATCCGTTGGTTTAAACGTTGGTTCTGGTAAAACTTTAACTGTAGCTGGCACGGCCACAATATCAGGAACTTTAACTGTTCCAGATAACAGTATTGCTTTAGGCACTAAAACGACTGGTAATTACATAGCAACCATAGCAGGAACTAGCAATGAAGTTGAAGTGTCTGGATCTGGTTCTGAAACGGCAGCAGTCACTATTGGTTTACCTGCGGCGGTTACTGTCACTACAAGTGTAACTTCAGCGAGCTTTTTTTATTCTTCAGACGCAGCTTTGAAGGAAGATATACAAACTATTGAAAACCCTATAGAAAAAGTTCAAAAACTAAGAGGCGTTAGCTATAAATGGAAAGATAGCGGTAAAAAAGATATTGGTTTAGTTGCCGACGAAGTACAAAAAGTATTACCTGAACTTGTTGTTGAGGACAAACACAAAAGAATGGATTACGGACACATGGTTGGTTTGTTAGTAGAAGCTCTTAAAGAACAACAAAAACAAATAGAAGATTTAAAAAATGCCAACCGAAATAACAACTAAAGTAGACGGCAACTCATCAGTTGTTGTTAGATACGGTCCTGGCTCTGGCGGTAACAGTAGACCAGAATTAGGTCGTTGGATAAAGATTACAAACAGCAGTTCACAAGCATCACCTTTGTTTGAAAACACAGAAACAGAAAAAAACAGCATGTATTCTAATATTGGATCTGCCAGCAACATAAGTGTTAAGTTTGGACAGTACGGAGCTAGCACAACCCTTTATAACAATACTTCAGCAATGGCTGTTATAAGTGGCGCTCCTTGTTGGTCGCCAAGTACGCCGTCAGCTACATACGTTACTCCACCTGCTTGTCCAAGTGGATTTTCTGACGGTGGTGTAACTAATACAAGAAACGCATCTACTTTTCAAACAATAGGGCAAGCAGGAGTCAATCACACAGACCAACCTTGGATGTTTTATCAATACGCAGGATTTATTTGTCCATCTCCTTTTGTAGCCAACATATCAGTAAGAAATTGCACAGCATGAAAAAAATAGAATTAGATAAATTAGAAATTACTTTAGCTTCTGAACCTGAGCAAAAATTCGCTGTTTTACTCACTCAAGAAGATTGCGCTGATTGCACAGCTAACGAAAACAGATTAAAAAATGCTTTTTCATCTGTATCAGAGATTATTTGGTACAAAGTATATTTGACCGATGAAACGCCGTTTTTTGCTCCTTCTGTAGTACCAGCCGTTGTTTTCTTTGAAGGTAGAAATAGATTGTTTGAGGCTTTTGGTTTATTAGAAGATAGCAGTATGGATGCTTTTGTGCAGTTTGTTAGATCATCTTTAAATCTAACAGATGGGGAGAAATGGTTAAGTTCTACAGTTGAATAGTGGAACTAAAATCAATTAGAGACAAAAAATTAGCTATTTGTTCTGACTGCGAAAACTATAAAAAAACCATTAAAACTTGTAGTATTTGTAAGTGTATAATGCCTTTAAAAGTATTTATGAAAGGAAATACTTGTCCAATAGGCAAGCATGAGGTATGAATGGCTTTAATAAACATAACGCCGCCAGCAGGTATAGTTAAAAACGGAACTGAATACGCCAACAAAACTCGTTGGGTTGACGGTAATCTTGTGCGTTTTGAAAACGGTTTTCTAAAACCTTTGGGCGGTTGGCAAAACTTTTTTTCTTCTGGTTTAACAGGTACGCCAATAGGCATGTACGCCTACAACGACAATAGCGGTAAGAAAGTTTTAGGTATTGGCACAAGAGAAAAAATCTACGTTTTTTACAACGAAAATAACTACGAAGTACAACCAGGAGATTTTGTTAGCGACAAAAGTAACAATCCGTTAGGTTATGGAGCTGGGCTATACGGCAAAGAAGAATGGGGAGAAGCAAGAGAAGGTAACGGAGATGCAGGCCCATCTGGTTTTGACTTTGAAACTAAATCATTCTCTTTTGATAACTACGGACAAAACTTACTTATATGTTCTGCTAGTGATGGCAGAGTGTTTGAGTGGAATCCATCTTCTCCAAGCTCAGTCACAACTCTTGCTAACGCACCAACAAATAATTTAGGTGTCATAGTTACTAACGAAAGGCACGTTGTTTGTATCGGTGCAGGTGGAGATCCTAGAAAAATACAATGGAGTGAAAGAGAAGATAACACGGCGTGGACTGCTGCTGCTAATAACACAGCAGGAGATTTACAAATACCAACAGGAGGTCAAGCGCATTATGCGGTTAAATATAGAGGAGATATTATTATTTTTACTGACGTTGGTATCAACCGTTTGTATTATGTCGGAGCGCCTTTCACATATGGTATAGCTGAAGCAGGTACAAACTGTAAAGCTATTAGCAGAAGATGTATTGTGCAAGCAGGTGATTTTTTAACTTGGATGGGGGAGAACTCATTCTTTGTTTACGATGGCACAGTTAAAGAAATTAAGTCAGACGTACATGATTTTGTATTTGATGACTTAGACACAGTAAATAGATTAACAACTTGTGGTGGTCATAACCAAAAACACAATGAGATATGGTGGTTTTTTCCTACTGGTAGTGACCAATCAACGCCTAACAAATACGTTATCTGGAATTATTTAGAGAATGTATGGAGTACAGGTGAATTAAATAGAAGTTGTTGGATAGACGAAGGTGCTTTTGATTTTCCGTTAGCAGGCGACGCAAGCACAAATAACATAGTGCAACATGATTTTGGTGTGTTAGAAGGTTCGCCAGAGTTAGGCAGCAATACACCTTTTTGTGAAACAGGACCATTAGAAATAGGACAAGGCGACAGACTGGCACAAGTTAATCAATTAATACCTGATGAAAAGACTACAACTTTGCCTGGTATAACTCTTAGTTTTAAAGGCAGAAACACGCCGTTAGGCGCAGAAACAGACTTTGGATCTTTTACGTTTGAAACTGACGGTTACACCGATGCTAGGTTTACAGCTAGACAAATGCAAATGAAGATTACAGGCGACACAAATCAAGCGTTTCAAGTAGGTAACATTAGAGCTGACATTAAACAAAGAGGCAGAAGATAATGAATCTCTCTGCTAAAGAACAATATATTCAAAGAGCTACTAACGTAAAATATTCTTTTTCGGCTACTACACAGCAAACTATTTACACAGCACCAACAGGCGATGATTTTACTTTTGCTATAGTTGAAGGCATATTTGCTTGCGATCACGGAAATCAACAAACAAACTTAGATATATCAATAACCGATACAAGTTCTGTTGAGTTTTTCTTATTTAAGCAAAAAAACATAAGCGCACATGAAACAATAGAATTAGTTGTTAATTCTGGTTTAATTTTAAAACAAGGCGAAATCATCAAAGCGCAAGTTAATCACGCAAATATAGATTTAGTTTTTAGTGTTATAGAATATGCAAAAGGTGACTAAATTACCTGAATGGCAGGAACAATGGCAACGTTGTAAACCTTACATAGAAAAAGCGGTCAAATACCAAGATTCATATACAATAGACGACATAGAAGATAAAATTCGTGAAGGTTTATTCCATTTATGGCCTGGTGAAAGATCAGCTATAGTTACGCAGTTTGTTCTATTCCCCCAAGTGAAAGGATTAAACATATTATTTTGTGGTGGAGATTTCGAAGAATTGCAAGAAATGTTACCATATATAGAAGATTTTGCTCGCCGAGGCGGTATAAAACGTTTATACGGTGGTGGCAGAAAAGGATGGATTAGAAAACTAAAACATCTTGGTTTTGAAAAAGAATATTTAATTAAAAAGGATTTATAGATGTCAGAAGCATTACCATTTATAGAAGCAGGAGCATCGTTATTAGGCGCTGCCCAAGGTTTTCAAGGTCAAGGGCCAACTGTAACTGAAACTGTTGGTGTTGATCCAGCTACACAAGCTAGGCAAGAAGATATTTACCAAAGAGCTTTAGGTTTAGCAGACCAACCTTTTATTCCGTACACAGGACCAATGGTTGCTGGCTTTACACCAGACCAATTAGCAGCGTTTGAAGGCCAAAGAGGTTTATTTGAACAAGCAGGTAGATTTGATCCAGGCGCTTTTCGACAATCATTATTAGAACAACAAGCACCACAGTTTGCAGACCCAAGAAGAATACAAGCAAGATCTTTATTAGACGTTGATTTAGGCGCTTATCAATCGCCTTATCAACAGCAAGTTATTGATTTAGCAATGCAAGACATTCAAAAGCAAGAAGATATTGCTAGAGGTGGAGCGCAAGATAGAGCTATCAGAGCAGGCGCTTTTGGTGGTTCTAGGTCTGCTATATTAGAAGGCGAAGCAACCAGACCGTATGTTGAGCAGAAAGCTAGAACAGCAGCAGACTTGAGACAAAGAGGTTTTGAACAAGCTGCAAGATTAGCGGAATCTGATATTGCAAGAAGTATGAGAGCGCAAGAGTTCGATATATCTGGTGAAGCCGACGTAGCTAGACAAAGAGCTGCGGCAGGCTTAGCACAACAACAATTTCAAGCAGGTTTATTAGGCGGTCAAGAAAGAGCGCAACAACAAGCATTGGCTGGTTTATTAGGTATTGGTGGTCTACAACAAAGCCTCCAACAACAAGCTCTTGGCGCTGCTAGAGGTGAATTTGAAAGAGCATTACAATATCCTCTTCAACAGTTTGGTTTATTAAGTGGAGCAGCAAGTGGTATGCCTGTGCAACAAATAGGAACAACATCTAAGCAATTAGATCCTCTTGGCGCTGCTGCACAAGGCTTAGGTGGTTTGGGAAGATTTTTTGATTCATCATTATTTACACCACCACCATCAACTAATCCAGGAGCGTTTACTGCGTTGCCTGCACCTGTTAATTTTGGTCAAGGATTACCAACTATTGAATACTAAATTATGAGCATAGGAATATTTGAAACTCCAGAGGAACAACAAAAGTTTGTTCAAGGTCTTGGGAATATAGAAAGAAACTTACTAGGACAAAGCGCAAGACAACAAGCAATGTTAGGAGATCCGTCTTTACTAAATGCTTTGATGGAACAAACAATGCCAAAAACAAAAGAATTGACGGCTGCGCAAAAAGATTATGATTTTTTTAAAAATTTATCACCTGACCAAAAAGTACAATTTTTACAATCTACAGGTAGAGGGTCTGCTAGTCCTGAGTTACAAGAACTTATTAGAGCATCAAAATCTCCTGGCGGTTTAGATTTAACGTCTGGTGAAAAAAAAGTAGATGAAAAATTTGCTGATATTTACACAAAATGGCTAGGAGGAGAAAAACAACAGGCAGAATCTAATATAGTCAATTTAGAGAATAAATTAGAAAGGCTCGCTACTGGACAAGAAAATGTTTCAGGGCCATTAATAGGCGCAATGTATGATCCTTTAAAACCAATTATTTTTCCAGAGGCTACTGGATTTTTAGACGAAGTAACTGATATTGTGTTTCAATCATTAAGGGCAACTTTAGGAGCGCAATTTACAGAAAACGAAGCTAAAAAATTAATAGCAGCAACCTTTAATCAATCCTTAGATGAATCTTTAAATACACCAAGATTGCAAAGATTATTAGCAAAAGTTAAATCTATATATAACGAAAAACAAGCAAAATCAGATTTCTTTAATCTTAAAGGAACTCTTAAAGGTTATGAATCTAAACAAGAAACTTTTGATAGCATATTAGACGACATATTGTTTAGCGAATTCGAACAGTTAAATGAAGAACAAGTTTTAGAAAGATATAAAACGGCAAACACAGCAGAGGAGAGACAATCTATTTTAAGATTTGCAAAACAATTAAAAGAAAAACAGAAGTAAACATAAAATGTCTTTACTTGAAAAGTTAGAAAATTTAGAACAAATAGAAAAAGCTGTTGCTAAAGCTGAGCCAGAACAAAAACCAATATTACAACAAGCTGTTCAAAATTTACCATCAAGCACATATAAACTTGGAAAAGATTTACTTGATGTAATTATTAATCCAATAACCACAGCAAAATCAATTTTTGAACTTGGTAAAGGAGTAGTTGAGCTTGCAATACCAGGCGAGCAACCAAGTGAAGAAACTGCAAAAGCCGTAGGTAAATTTTTTGCTGAAAGATATGGAAGTTTAGATGATATAAAAAATACATTTGCAAACGATCCAGCAGGACTTTTAGCTGATGCATCATTTGTTTTAACAGGCGGTGCAAGTCTTTTAAGAAGAGTGCCGCAAGCAGCAGCAGGAGCTGAGTTAATAGGTAGAGTTGGTACTGCTATTGATCCAATAACAGGAGCAGTGAAAGGAGGTCAAGCCTTAACTAAAGCAGGCACAGTTTTTGTAAGAGAAATTTTAGGCAATACAACAGGAGTTGGTGCTGAAGCCCTCAAACAAGCTGTGCAAGCAGGAAGAGTAGGTGGAGAATCGCAAGCACGTTTTATAGAAAATTTAAGAGGTCAAAAAGATGTGCAAGACGTTGCTGATAGAGCAATGGATGCTTTAAAAAAAATGGGATCAGAGAAAGCTGCACAATACACAAAAGGTATGGAAGGTCTTAAGTTAGCAGAAACACCAATAGATTTTAAACCGATAGTTGATAAGTACCAAAAAATAGTTGACGATTCTTTTTACCAACCAAAAGGCTCAACAGTAAAAGTCCAAAAAGTTAGCGACTCAACAATGAAAAAAGTTAAAGAATTGGGAGACGCAATAAACGAATTTACACCAGAATTTTTTCACACAGCAGAAGGTTTAGATATTTTAAAAAGAAAAATAGACGACTTGTACCCTTTGCAAGCAGCAGCGAAAAATGAAACAAGAGTAGTTATGGATATGCGAAATGCAGTAAGAGAACAAATTTTAAAACAAGTGCCAGAATACGCAGAAGTTATGAAACCTTACGAAGAAGCCACTAATTTAGAAAGACAAATAATTGGTGAATTGTCTCTTGGTAAAAAAGTAAACGCAGGAACTACTCTTAGAAAATTACAATCTGTAATGAGAAACAATGTAAATACATCTTACGGAAACAGATTAGATTTAGTAAACAAATTAGATCCAAACCTTTTACCTGATTTGGCAGGACAAGCGTTAAGTGAATTTACTCCAAGAGGATTGCAACGATTGGCAGCAACTGGACAAATAGGAGCTGGCGCACTTGGATATATAGATCCTTTGACCCTACCTCTAACTTTAGCTGGACAATCCCCTAGATTAGTTGGTGAAACTGCTTTAAAACTAGGACAAGCGCAAAGAGTGTTAGATCCATTAGCTACTGGAGTAGCTCCAGCAGCGTTACCAACTCTAAGAACTGGAAGATTTATAAATCAAGTTGAAGAAAATGATTTGACTGATGAACAGATTAAAGGTCTTAAAGAGTTAGAAAAATTACTAAAATAAATAACAAATGATTTAGAACTATGGGCCGCGTCACAGAACGACTAGGCAGAAGCGGAGAATATTTTACTGCCAGCGTTTTAGCCCTTGTTTCAGACACAGTAATTATTGTTCCGCATGGCGCAGAAGCAGATATAATTTTTGACTTTGAAGATAAATTATATAAATGCCAGGTAAAGTCAAAAACTAAGAAAGAAAAAGGTCACAACAAATGGCGGTTTGATTTACGCCGAGGCTCGCACACCAAGAACAGACATTTTGCAGAAGGCGCAATAGATATCTACGCCTTATATTCAAAGCAATACAACAACGTAATTTTTATGCCTTTTGGTGTCAATAAAAGAGAAGTACGCATAGAAGAAGATATAATGAAAAACGCAGATTCATTGGCTACCTTTCATCAAACAATAAAAGAGTTGAATTATTAAGACTACTATCCTATACTTTGCAGTACATTTTTGGAGAAATAAATGCACGAAAGTATCAACGATTTACACAATCTTTATCAACAGGATTGCGCTAGACGTAAAACAAAGACAATTAAAGAACTAAACAGGATCTACCACAAATACATTGCAGGTTCATTGGGCCAGAAAAAACTTAATGAGGTTGTTAGAGGTGACATAGCCAAACTGCATTTTAGTTTATCAGAGACAGCGCCTGCACAAGCCAATAAAGTATTAACGTTGCTCAGATCTATGTTTAATCTGGCTATCACTCTTAGCTTGGTTGAAAGCAATCCTGCGACACACATTGCCAAGAACAAAGAAAACAAAAGAAAGCTATACCTAACAAGCGAACAACTTATTCAAGTTAAAGAACAACTCGACTTGTTATACAAAAACAAACGCTATCAAGAATCTGTAGATTTCATCTGGCTACTGCTCCTAACAGGAGCTAGATGCGGTGAGATTGCGAAAGCTAAGTGGACGGACTTACAAGGCAATATGCTTGTCTTGAGCGAGCATAAAACGGATCAGTACGGCGAGGAAAGAGTCATACATTTGAGTGAACGCGCCCTGGATATAATAAATCGCAGGGCGCAGGAGGGCGAGAGAATATTTAACATTCAAGCGCCTCGGAGAGCGTGGGATAAAATTAGAAAAACACTTGGTATAGAAGAGTTTAGATTGCATGACTTACGCCACACTTTCGCGTCGTTTTCTTTACAAAAATTACCGTTAGCGCAAGTTGGTCATTTGCTCGGACATAAAGATCAAAAGACAACTGCGCGGTATGCACATATACATAAGGACAAGGCTATTGAGTCTGCTGCGCTAGTGAGCGAGCATATAGAAGCTCTGTTACAACCTACAGATTTTCGAAATCAAATATGATGTTTTGGTTGCGCTCAGATGAATTGAGACCTACTGAGATTAAATACTCAGCTACGTCTCTTGGGTCTTTACCTTGCGACTCAGCAAACTTTAATAAATCTTCATTTAGATACCTATTAATCCAGACAGGCTTTCTATTATTACGAAGCATTATTGGGTCATCAAAGTCGCTTAAAATTTTACCTACCATTTTAGTTGCCTTTATTTTCATAATAAATAAAGGTATATTTTAGTAGAAACAGGAGAAATATGGAAACCACAGAAAACCTAGATTTAGTAACGACCAAAGAGTTGGCCAGAATACTCAAGATGTCGCATAGAACATTAGAGAATTGGCGCGGTCTTAATAAAGGTCCACGTTACAGAAAAGTAGGCGGTAAAATCTTGTACGACAAACAAGACATACAAGCCTTTATAAATTCAGAGGTCATTGACCCAAATGCCGAGTAGACACGCTTTACTTTCCCCTTCGGCGGCGGAGCGTTGGACCAAGTGTCCAGCGTCTCCTGTCATGTCGCAAGGATCACCGTACAGAACAAGCTACCCTGCGGAGCGCGGTACTTTGATCCACGAAATGGCAGAGAAGGTTTTAAAAGACCAACTCAAAGATTCTTCTATAGAAGATCACTACGCAGGTAAAACATTTACCACAGTTATAGAAGAAGATGACGAAAAAATAGAAGTTGTTGTTGACGAAGAAATGCTGGGTATGGCTCAACAATACGCAGATTACATATTGCAACGCCACGAAGAGCTAGGCGGTAAAAGATTAATTGAAGAACAAGTTACCCTGGAGGAGATAAACCCACACCTTTGGGGTACGCTTGACTGTGCCATCATTACAGAAAAAGAAATAGAGATAATAGATTTAAAGACAGGCGCTTGGCCTGTAGATCCAAATAACTTACAGCTCAAGATTTATGCTTTAGGCATACTTGATAGATACCCTTACGAAAACGCAAAAGTAAAACTTACTATTGTGCAACCTGTAAGCAGAGACAAAAAAGGTCCAATAAAAACCTACGAAACTAGCGTAGAAGATTTAGTCAATTGGGCTTACGATTTTTTAAAACCTGCGGCTGACGCATGTTTAGAACCAGAACCAAAATTTAACTTTGGTGAGCATTGTCGTTTTTGTTTGTATCAACAACAATGCCCTACTTATAACACTAATCAAGGAGGTGTAAATGTCGGATAACGAAAAGCCACCTGTTTTACAAATTGATAAAACAGACGGTCCACCAACCATAGTTTTTGAAGAAGATATGCAAGATGAAAATGTTGCAAATCTGACACAAAACATTCAGTCTCGTAACGCTATGAATAATCTTATTAATGGCATTATGAAGAATGAAAACCAGGAACTAGCTAATCTTAATGTTGTCATTAATGAGATAGTTAGATTAATATTAAGCTCGCTTGTGAATAACAACAATCAAGTTATGGAAAATTTAAGTAACCAACTTGGCGAAGTTATGCAAGCAAAAACTCAAGGAGAAAATACAAATGAGTCTAGCGAAGATAAGAAAGAAAGCTAAAAAGAAAGCTCCCAGGATTGTGCTGTTCGGAAGCGGTGGCGTTGGGAAGTCTACTTTTGCTTCTACAATGAATAAACCTATATTCCAACTTTGTGAAGATGGTTTGGTCAATATAGAAGTGGATCACTTTGACATGCCAGAAACGTATGACGAAATAATTCAAAACATCAAAGATCTTTTAGCAGAAGATGATTTAGGCGGTTATAAAACTTACGTTTTAGATAGCTTGGATCAATTTGAGTTGAATTATGTTTGGCCAAAAGTCTGTAAAGAAAATAACTTTAAGTCTATGGAATCCGTAGCTTACGGTAAGTCTTATGCAGAGGCACTAAATGTTTGGCGTGAATTTTTGAAGTACACCAACGAACTCAGAGAACGTGGTATGACTATTGTTTTTATTGGTCATAACGTTGTCAAAAGAGTGGAAGATCCTGCACAGGATCAGCCATACGATAGGCACGAAATTAAAATACACAGGAAAGCTGCCGACTTAGTGTTAGAGCAGAGCGATTGTGTCTTTTATGCAACACGAAAAATCGGCACAGTTAAAGTACAAGGTACAAAAGGTACATCTACTAAACAGACTGTTGGCGATAGAGTGTTAATCACAGAAGAGTCGCCTGGTTGTATGGCAAAAAATAGATATGACTTACCTAATGAGTTACCAATGAATTGGGAGACAGTCAGAGAAGCTATGATTGGTAACATCAAAAAAGATGTCTAATTATAACGAAGTAGATAGGTTGGCTCGCTCTATCAAGCTAGTCAAATTAATTTTAACTAAACATCTGGAGAATCAAGCTCTACGCGATGAAGGACCTCATGGCATAGAGTTTGATTTAGAAGATGTATTATCAATCCTAGATAATCTTTTGGAAGAATTAAATAAATTTGAAAATTACGATTTAGGATAGGAGTATATTATGGACGTAACAAGTTGGGATCTGGATGCAATTCCAGAAGAAGAAGAGCTGAAAGAAGGCAGGCATGTCATGGAATATCACGATGCAGAAGTGATAGGTAATGACAATGGTTGGCAAGCTATTAAAGTAACTTTTAAAATAAAAGATAGCGGTAACTTTGTAGGTTGCACTTTTACTATGCAGGCTAATAATCCAAAAGCAGTCGAAATAGGTAAAGGGTCTTTCAACGCTTTAGTCAAAGCAGCAGGTCTTACTTCTATGAAAGATACGGATGAGCTTAAAGGCAAATTCATATCTGCGGAAGTTGGTTTTAACGACAACGGTTATCCAGAAATCAAAGATAACTTTGGTAAAACCTGGCAAGCAGTTGAAGCAACTAAGTCAAGCGCTAAACCAAAAGTCGAAGAAGAAGAGGAATCGTCAGGAATTGTAGATGACGAAATCCCTTTTTAGTCTCGACTATTTTATAAAATACAACAGACAGTCTCTTTGCGGTTATTGCAAAGCGCCTGCAAAGGGATTGCTTGTTGAAAAAGAAAAAGATATTTACTACGCGGCATGTAGTAGAAAACACGCAGAAAAGATAATGAATGGAGAGAAATTAAACAGAAAAGCATACGCAAGCCGAGACGGTGTGCGCTATGCGACAAAACAAAGCAAGGACAAATATATAGAGATCGCCAAGAAAAGCGGTACTTACGTTATGCATGAGTGGGACAGCAACGATAGAGAACAATTTTTTAATGAAGTAGTCTTAAACTATCTTGATTGGGCCAATGAGCAGGCAGAGAACGGCAACATAAGAGAGATAGTTATAGATGGTTAGCGTAACTAAACATTACGGAGAAGATGGTTTAGTCTTAGATAAGAGTCTAGCGTTTGCAAGTTCAGGCAAAGATATCAGCGACTTACTGCGCGAGATGGAAAGCAATGCAGGGTTGCGCGTTAGCAACTTAGTCACAACAGGCGAGATAGTTAGAGTTTCCGTTGGCGCGGTTGCGAACCAACGTCCAGACAAAGGACAAGAAAAATCAGGTTGGTATTCAGTCAATTACTACGGCGACGCAATCTTCGCGTCTTACGGTAATTGGCGACAAGGCATAGAGTTTAAGTTCAGCTCTATCAATCCAAACGAGATGTCGGCGCGAGAGCGTGAAGATTTAAAACGGCGTATGGAAGAATCCATAGAGCGGAGCAAACAGCAACGCGCTGAAAGGTATGATGAAGTTAGCCAGGATTGTAAAAAAAGATTTGAGTCTGCAATAGAAGTTATAGATCATCCGTATTTAGATAAAAAGCAAATTAAAAGTTATGGGTTAAAAGCAATCAGAGATAGTCTCGTTGTGCCTGTGCATTGTATAGAAAAAGGCCTGAGAAGTTTGCAATATATTAATAACGAAAAACGCTTTGTGAGCGCAAGCGAAGTCAAAGGCAATATTTATCATCTGGGTTTTGATTTATCCGATATTGCTAATCAGAAAAAAATTATTGTCTGTGAAGGCGCAGCTACCGCGCATAGCATTTTTGAGGCAACTAACCTTCCAACTATCTGTGTATTCTCGGCGTCGTTTGGCGAGGCGGCGTTACTCAAGTTGCGTAAGCATACTCAAGCAAAGTTTGTCTTAGCGTTTGACAACGACGAACACGGTTTGGGCGCGAGTAAAGCGGAGGCGGTAGCGCAAGCGGTGGCGAGTGTGGAAATAAGAATACCGAGCGAGCGCGGCGACTATAACGACATGCACGTTGCTCATGGTTTAGCAAAAGTCAAAGAAGAGATAATTAAAAGTAAGTTCAACTTTGCAAGTTTCGCTATTAGTAACTATGTGGGTGAGCCGCCAGAGCGAGATTGGTTAGTAGAAAATTTTATTGAAAACAAAGCAGGCGTATTTTCTTCGATTGGTGGCGTGGGTAAATCCATGCTTGCTTTGGATTTAGCTCTCAAAGTAAGAGATGGTTTTGGCGACTTCATGGGTAAACCTATCAAAAAGTCAGGATCAGTGGCAGTATTTGCAGCCGAGGACGATAAACTGGAAATTCACCGTCGTTTGAAGGCGCTAAATGCCTTAGACGCTACAGGAGCTACAAAAGCGTCGTCTAACGAAGTTTATGTAATTACCATACCAAACCTTAAACAACCTATAAATTTGCTCGTGGAGGACAGTTCTGGGCTTCGAATTTCTAATGAAGGTTACGAATTGTTGGAACAATTAGAGAGTATCAATAATTTAGCATTATGTATCTTTGATCCGATATCTTCGTTTGTTTCTGGTGTGCCAATTACGACTAGTCAAGAAGCGGCACAAATGTACGGACAATATTGTTCTATGTTGAGCAGTAAATTTAACTCAAGCGTGATTTCGATCCACCATATGACAAAAAGCGCATTGCAAGGTATTGATGATCCGCTTATCGCTAGACAGAGCGTCAAAGGATCTGTCGCAATTTTGGACTCGGCAAGGTTTGGATTGGCGGCCTGGTTAGCAAGCGAGAGCGAGGCAGAGCGCATTTGTTTAGAGCAAGGCGTAGAATTTGACCGCATGCGCGTGATTAAAGCGGCGATAGTAAAAACTAACTCAGGCGAAGTCGATACAAAAATTAAGACTTTGTTTCGAAAAAATGCTTTACTTGAAATCATAGAAGAAAACAATGGAGCTATAAATTGGGATTAAAAGTATTAAGTTTATTTGATGGTATGAGTTGCGGTCAGATAGCGCTTAATCGACTTGGTATTAAAGTTGATAAGTATTACGCCAGCGAGATTGATAAGTATGCAATCGAAGTCACACAAAAAAACTTTCCTGACACAATCCAAGTTGGCGATGTGTGCGAGCTAAAAGCAGAAGATTATCAAGACATAGATTTAATTATGGCAGGCTCGCCTTGTCAGGGTTTTTCTTTTGCAGGTAAACAGTTGGCCTTTGAAGATCCAAGGTCTGCATTGTTCTTTGAATTTGTTCGATTGTTAAAAGCAATCAAACCAAAGTATTTTTTACTTGAGAACGTCAGAATGAAGAAAGAATATTTAGCAGTCATCACCGAGCAAGTGTCGGCTTGTTATCCTGATTATCAAGGTAATGATTTATTTGGTGGTCGTATTGAGCCTATATTTATTAATAGCGCCTTAGTGAGCGCTCAATCTAGGCAAAGATACTATTGGACCAACATACCTGGCATTGAGCAACCAGAGGACAAAGGTATAGTCTTGCGAGATATTTTGGAAGATGAATATTTAAGTGAAAAAGATAAATCATATTGCATAGACGCTAATTATTATAAAGGCGCAAGCGTTGAGCAATATAAAAACAAATCACGAAGGCAGTTAGTAAGCAAACCAAAACAAGTTGGCACGGCTGTTGACGTAAGCGGACATGACATACTTAAAAGAGTTTATTCACCAGACGGTAAATCACCTACGCTTAACACCATGGGTGGTGGCAATCGAGAACCTAAAGTTGTAAGCGGTGCAGCTTTTCGTGGCAGAGCTTACGATAAAGACGGTAAACGTATGGACAAAAACGGCGTTTCTGTAGCTAACCAAACAAAGCAAATGTTAGAACTGCGTAAAGACGATAAATCCAATGCGATTACTACAGTATTTAAAGATAGTGTGGTTGTTTCAAACGATACAGAAGAGCGCATTATAGTTGATGAAGAAAATAGACAATTAATTATCGCCGAGGCTACTAAAAAAGGTTATACGGTTATTGAAGATGGCGATTGCTTTGACATTAATTATCCAAAGTCAAAGACAAGGCGCGGCAGAAACATGAAATACAAATGCAATGCTTTAACGCCAACGGCACAAGATTATATGCGTTTTGAAAACTTAACTTGGCGCAAGCTCACGCCGTTAGAGTGTGAACGTTTACAGACTGTGCCTGATAATTACACGGAGGGCGTATCAAATACGCAAAGATATAAGATGTTAGGCAACGGCTGGACGGTGGACGTTATCGCGCACATACTCGCCAATATGGAGCTATGAATTGAAACTTAAAGACAACATAAACCCAAAGCATTATAAGCGTGGCGCGATTGAGTGCATTGACGCTATCCAGGCAAGTTTAAGCGAAGAACAATTTAAAGGTTATCTAAAGGCGAGCGCGATAAAATATTTATGGCGTTATGAGCAAAAGAACGGACTCGAAGATTTGCAGAAAGCAGATTGGTTTTTACAACGATTAATTAAGGAGGAGCAATGTCCAAAGGATCTAACCCAAGACCAATGAACAGAGATAAATTTAACGAAAACTTTGATAGAATTTTCGGCAAAAAGAAGGTGGATAAAACTAAGAGTGATGGCAGTAAAAGCAACAACGATGGTTGCAAAATGCAACAATAGTTGGCTAAGTATGCAACATACGTTGGCAGTAAATGCAACACATATCCATATACATAACATAACATACTTTTGGCCTACGCTTGCGCTAGGCCAAGAAAGGAGAAAACATGAAGAAAAGTTTACGAATATTTTTAACTAGATTCTTGTGGGACGACGAGGATTATACAGGGCCTAATATTTATGCGAAGAGTGAGCGCGAGGCGCAAGCGATAGCAGAATATTACGGTTGTGATGTCGTCGGTGAATTAACAGATGTAGTGAGCGAGGAGAGCGAGTGCGTGAGCAAGAAGATACATTAAAGTATTGGTGGATTACTGAGGAGAACGTAGAGAGCGAGAGCGGTTTGATTGAGCAAGCCGTTTGGTATCAATATAAAGATTTCAAAAAGTTAAAGCGTGTAGCGTGGAAGTGGTTCAGAGCGCGAGCTGGGCGTAAGGATCTCACGCCTGCGAGCAAGTTAGTTCTGTGGGCGCTAGTAGAGAGGCATAGATATAACTGTATGGGTGTGCGCGATTCGTTGAGCTATATTTCTAAGATGACAGGATTGAACCGACATACTGTGTCGCGGTGTGTGCATGAGCTTGCGAGTGAGGAAAAGAATATCATCTGGATAGCGGCAGAGAGCGAGAAACTTCTCATGCGAAAGATTAAGAAAGGGTATAAAACTTATATATTGTTTGTGGGATTGAATAGGGCGCTTAAAGATAGTGAGCGCGGTCTAGGAGAAAACACATTTTTGGAGAGTGATGATTAACCGCGCTCTTGGTTATTATAGTTTATTGTCTCTCTCTTGTATTGCTTTTAATGTGTTTATCTTATCTATGGCTTTAGCTATTTCTTGCGTAGTCATATCATGGTAATCCGCATTTAAGCGTTGTTCTAATTCTTCTATTGTCATAACAAACCTTTAAACCTGCCTTCCTCAGACCATTGTAAAACTGTTCTGGCTCGTAGTAATGGGTCGGCTATGTAATAGCTAAAGACCTGGTCGCCTTCAGAATTGAAAGCGACAAACCTGTTTTCTTGTTGGTAGATTTCTACCGCGTGGTTATTTGTTTTCATTGGTCTCCTTTGATTTGGCTTTTCGCGCTTGCTTGTTTTTATCTTCAAGCATTTTTATGTAGATAGCGTTATCTTTAACTGGTATTTCTTTCCATTGTTTAGTCATTGTTTTCTCCTAATTTCTTAACAAAATCTTCCCAGCCTTCTACATAATTAGAAATGAAAATATCGTCATTACCTTCAAAGTCGTATTTCAAAGTAGTTTCTTTTTCCCATTTGCCATCTATTTTGGACCAGTCAACTTCTACTGGTTCTATTCTTAATAAATAGCTGTAATTAGGACAAGTAAGTTTGACTAAGTTATCTAAAGCGGGTTTGAGTTCTGTATATTCGCTTACCATATCCCAGTGAGGCGTATCTCCTTCTTGTGTGATTTTTACTAAATGATATTCTACTTTATGCATTGTTTTCTCCTTAGTTATGTAAGAAATCATTTCCTTACATTCACTATAATACACGAAACTACACTCAATGCAATAAATAAATGTATAAAAAAGTATTTTGACATATATAATTGTTTACATGGAAACTAAACCTAAGTCAAAAGCTGGTAGAAAAAGAATTAAATTTGACGAAGAAACTTTAGAAAAGATAGAAAACTGGGCTGGAAAAGGACTGTCAGAATCACAAATAGCAGATTTGTTAAATTGCTCATTGTCAACAATAGCAAGGAATAAACGAAATAATGACAAATTTGGCACAGCCCTTAAGACAGGAAAAGCTAGAGCTATCGCCGCGATTTCAAACAAAGTTTACGAAAATGCTTTAGAAGGCAAGGAAAATTCTGCTTTTTTCTTTCTCCGTAACAGAGATCCAGACAATTGGTCGGATAGACAAGAGGTAAATCACAACATAAACCTTAAACAAATCATGCAAAATTCTAAAAATAGACTAATAGAAGGCGAAATAGTAGAAAAACAGGCCATTTCCGTCCCACTCCCTAAGAAGAAGTTGACCGAAGAATAAAATACCTTGAAAAACCAGGAGAAAAATTAAAAATGGCCCCCCTTATTTTCTAGCGGCGGTAGTATTTATATATAACCTTTGAAATAAATTTTTTATGAAAATTAACAGAAAAGCATTTATAGAGTCAGTCACCGATACAACGCTTGGTGCAGTATTTAACTTTCCAATATCATGGGCCACCCTTGCTCTCTTGCTCATGTTCACTACTGACGCGCTTTTTATTTCTGTAGTCCAACTCACAGTCCTCACCGTCGCTGCTATTATTAGACGTTACTGCACAAGAATTTATTTTGATGAGATGAACAAGAAGAATGAAGTATAGTCCGCAACAAGAACAAGAGCTGATGACCGAACTATGGTCACCAATAGTCAAAGATAATCCGTACAACTTTGTTAAATATTGCTTCCCTTGGGGACAAAAGGACACCCCCCTCGAAGATTTTGAAGGACCAAGGCAATGGCAAGAAAAAATTTTGCGAGAAATTACAACGCATATCCAACGTAACGAAAGAGTCGATATGCCAGAGATGTTTAGGCTCGCCGTCGCCTCTGGTCGCGGTATAGGTAAATCTGCTCTCGTCGCCTGGCTAATTATCTGGATGCTCTCCACGCGCTTGGGGTCGACGATTATTGTTACCGCTAACACCGAACAACAATTACGCTCAAGAACTTGGGCTGAGTTAGGTAAATGGCTAACGCTTGCCATAAACTCGCATTGGTTTACTAAAACCGCTACTGCAATTAAGCCTGCGGCTTGGTTTGAAGAAGCGTTGATTAGAGATCTTAAAATCGACACAGGTTATTACTACGCGCAAGCGCAACTGTGGAGCGAGGAAAATCCTGACGCTTTCGCAGGGATTCACTCTAATTACGGCGTTTGCCTGATTATGGATGAGGCATCTGGTATACCTGCGCCGATTTACTCAGTCTCGGAAGGATTCTTCTCAGAACCAACTACCGATAGATATTGGTTTTGTTTTTCTAATCCAAGACGGAACACAGGTCCGTTTTACGACTGTTTTCACAGCAATCGCTCTTTTTGGAAGAACGAACAAATTGACTCGCGCACCGTCGAAGGCACGGATAAAGAATTATTTCAGCGCATGCTCGAACAATACGGGGATGACTCTACTGTTGCCAGGGTTGAGGTAATGGGAGAGTTCCCCCGTGCCGACGACGATACCGTTATTCCAATGGAGTTAGTCCGCGCTGCAATAGACCGAGACGTAGCACTAACGGCGAGTGAGCCGATTTTATGGGGTTTAGACGTAGCCCGCTTTGGCGGTGACTCTAGCGCGTTGTGTGTGCGCCAGGGTAATACTGTCTTTGAGATAACTAACTTTCAATCTATGGATCTTATGCAGCTCTGCGGAGTTGTGAAAAATAAATTTGACGATTGTACGGCGATGGAAAGACCGCAAGAAATATTAATCGATGTGATTGGTTTAGGAGCTGGCGTCGTCGATAGGTTAGCCGAACAGAATTTACCTGTGCGCGGTGTCAACGTTGCCGAAGCGCCAAGTACGAAAAAGAATTATTTAAACTTACGAGCCGAGTTATGGTTCAAGGTAAAAGATTGGTTGGCGCAGCGTGATTGCAGACTTCCTAACGATGATGAGCTTGTTTCTGAATTAGCTGCGCCGTCTTACAAATATACTTCAACAGGCAAAATAAAAATAGAGTCAAAAGAAGAAATGAAGAAAAGAGGCATCAAATCACCAGACAAAGCCGACGCACTCGCGCTGACGATGGCAAGTAGCGCCGCAAGTTTTGGTGGCGGTGAGAGCTTTATGGGGTATAATTTTCGCAAGCCTGTTAAATCGAGAATAATACGAGTTGGCTAATATGGCAGAAGAAAAGAAAACGAAAGAAGAAGTAGCAGAAGCATCTATGATGCTCGACCTATCGGCGCAACTAAAAGTCGAGATGGATGACGCGAAAGATTACAACAATCAAGTTGGTCAAGAACGCGCCGAATCAACAGAATATTATTTAGGTAATGAGCCAGAAGCAACTAGCTCATTGCAATCTTATTACGTCTCAACCGACGTTAGAGACACGGTATTGTTTATGTTGCCGTCTATCATGCGTACTTTCTTTGGCACAAAAAAGATTGTTGAATTTGTACCTAAAGGCCCAGAAGATATTCCGATTGCAGAACAACAAACCGATTATATTAATTACATAGTCCAAGAAAAAAACTCAGGCTTCCAAGTTTTATACGATGCTTTCAAAGACGCACTTATTCGTAAAACAGGTTTTGTGAAAGCGTATTGGGATGACAGTCTTTCAACCACAACGCATGAATACACTAATATTTCACCGCCTGCTTACCAAGCATTAGTGATGGATAAAGACGTTGAAATATTGTCTGAAACAGCAACCGAAGAAACAATAACAACTCTCGACCCTATGTCTGGCCAAGAAGTAACGCAAGTTATACCTGTGTCTTACGATTTAACAATTAGGCGAGTTAAAGCTAAAAACCAAGTTGTTTTAGAGTCTGTACCGCCAGAAGAAGTCTTAATAGCTAGACATGCTAGATCTATGAAAGACTCTTCTTACGTTGCTCACCGCATGATTAAGACGGTAAGCGAATTAGTTGCAATGGGTTACGACAAAGAAGAAATAGAACAATACGGCGGCGAAGGTTCTTTACTAGATCCGTTAGCTTTTGACGAGCAACAAGCAAGAAACCCACACGACAATATGGTTTTTCCAGATTCAGGTGCTAGTAAAAATGTTTTATACATAGAGCATTTTATTTACTACGACATGGACGATGACGGTATCGACGAATTATTAAGAGTATGTACGTTAGGTGACGCTCTCCACATTATCAACGTAGAGCCTTGCGACGAAGTGCCGATTGTTATGTTTTGTCCTGACCCCGAACCACACACAGCAATCGGCTCATGTCCTGCGGATTACGTTAAACCAATCCAAGCAGCTAAATCACAAATTGTTAGAGATACTTTAGATTCTCTTGGTCATTCAATCTTTCCAAGAATGGGTATTGTTGAAGGTCAAGTCAACGTTGACGATGTGTTAAACACCGACATAGGGCAACCGATTAGAATGAGAGCGCCAGGTATGGTGCAACAACTAACAACACCGTTTGTTGGTAGAGAGGCTTTTCCTGTGCTTGGTTACTTAGACGAAGCCAAAGAAAACAGAACAGGAGTTTCCAAAGCAAGTGCAGGTTTAAATGCCGACGCATTGCAAAGCTCAACAAAAACTGCGGTTGCCGCTACCATGTCTGGAGCGCAAGGCAGAGTTGAAATTATTTGCCGACACTTTGCTGAGAACGGTCTAAAAACTTTATACGGTTTAATTAATAACTTAGTTATCAAACACCAAGACGCACAAGATGTGTTTAGACTTAACAATCAATTTATTCCCGTTGACCCAAGATATTGGGATAGCGACAAAGATATAGTTGTTAACGTTGGTATATCTAAAACTAGCGATGATGAAAAGATGTCAGCGCTCACCGCGTTTGCTGGTAAACAAGAACAAATATTGCAACAACTAGGACCAAACAATCCTTTGGTAAGTTTGCAACAATACGCTAACACGCTGTCTAAACTTATCGAAATGGCAGGTTTCAAAGACGTTACTAGCTTTATCAATACGCAAGTACAACCTATGCAACCACCACCACCCAAACCAGATCCTGCTGAACTGCTCGCGCAAGCTGAAGCTCAGAAAGCACAAGTACAAGCGCAGAAAGCAGTCATTGACGCAGAGACTGACAGGATGAAAATTATCATGGATGACGACAGACAACGTGATATAGAAGAAGCACAAATACGCCTAAAAGCACTCGAATTGCAGGGTAAGTACGGCACACAGGTTAACATTGCTGAAATCAATGCTATTATGGAAAGAGACCGCGAAATGATTAGAGAAGCGGCCAAAATTCAAGCGCAAGGATTATTTAGCAATGAGCCACCAACCAGATAAGTATTACGATTTAGAAGTTTTAGCAGGCGATACTATTTATAGCGCTTACGAACTCAAAGCAAAATCATTTGACCAAGCATTAAAGATTATGCAGGTCTTATGCGATGAGACTATTTCCAAAGATTCCGAAGTAATTTATTATAGAGAACAAACAATACACTAATGGCAAAAGACCCTAGGTTAAAAAGAATTGGCGTTTCTGGTTATAATAAACCAAAACGAACACCAAGCCATCCAACCAAATCGCATGTAGTGGTTGCCAAAGAAGGCAGTAAAATAAAAACGATTAGGTTTGGTCAACAAGGCAAGACAGGTGACAAAACTATGACTAAGAGAGCCAAATCATTTAAAGCTAGGCACGCTAAAAATATAGCTAAAGGTAAAATGTCTGCTGCTTATTGGGCTAACAGAGTAAAATGGTAAGAAAATTTAAGAAAGTAGCAAAGACTAAAAAGGGCGTACCTAAAAAGTATTTGAAGGGAGCGAAAAACAAATCTAAAAGAGAAAGAGAAATATTAAATACTATGAAACTCTACAAGATGGGTAAACTAACTCCTGCAATGATGAATAAAATATCTAAACAAAGGAGCAAAGGATGAGCGCAAAAGAAGATGTCATAGACAAATATCATAAGTCTAGCGGTATTTCTAAATCAGTTTTGAGAAAAGTTTATTCTAGGGGTGCGGCGGCTTATTTTTCGTCAGGCTCAAGACCAAAGACTTCTCAACATGCCTGGGCCGCAGGACGAGTTCGATCTTTTGCTACTGGTAAAGGTGGCGCTAGAAAAGCCGATGCAGATTTATTAAAACGAAAAAAATAAAAATGAGGTAAAAAATGAAACACGGAATGAAAAAAACTAAAGCTAAAAAACCAGCCATGAAAAAGAAAAAAGGAATGAAAAAATACGGAAAATAATATGCCTTTTAAAAAATACTCACCTAAGCAAAAGAAGTTAGCTAGAGTTGCTAAACCTAGAAACAAAATAACTGGCGCCGACTTTAAAAAACTAAAAGCTAAGAAAAAGAAAAAGTGAAAAAAGTTAAAGCTCCCAAAGGTTATCACTTTATGAAAAGCGGTAAAACTTATAAACTTATGAAACACGAAGGTAAGTTTGTTCCGCACAAAGGAGCTTCTTTAGAAGCTAAGTTCGAAGTACAGAAAAAGCATAAATAATTTAGCCTTCGTCAAAGGCTATGAATGAAATTGTAACCATAATAAATGAAGTAGGCTTTCCTATAGCGGCTACGCTTGGGTTAGGTTTTTTCTTGTGGAAGTTGCTGAATAAAATAGTTAACGGCATGGAGCAAAAAGTAGACGTAGTTGATGACAAGATAAATGAGTCGTTACAAGCTGTAGAGAAAAGATTAGACTCTAAATTAGATTCCCAAACACAAATACTAATTCAGTTGATTGACAGAGTGCGCTCTGTTGATAATGAAATTATTAGACAGGACATACTTTTAAAAACTATTCTAGGTGTTCCAAACTTAATAGAAAAAGATAAAATAGCTAAAGCAAATCAAAAAGATAAGAGGAAAGACTAATGCCAGATCCTATTACAAATTCAGTTGTTGGTATTGCAGGTAGCGTACTAAATAAATTTGTCGCAGACAAAAACTTAAAAATGACGCTTGAGCATGAACTCAAGACTCAATTACAAACCGCCAACCTTGCGCAAATAGAAGTTAATAAAATAGAAGCCGCTAGTAAAAATTGGTTTGTAGCTGGCTGGAGGCCGAGTGTCGGTTGGGTATGTAGTCTAGCTATGATGTATCACTTTATTCTTGCACCTATGATTCAATTTGCTGTTGGCATAGCTGGCATACAAGTTGCTTTGCCTGAATTTGATTTTAGTCAACTATCAACAATCTTGATGGCTATGCTTGGAATGGCAGGACTCAGAACTTTTGAAAAGAAAGAAAAAGTAACAAAGGGAAACTAATGTCTTGGGAAAATTTTCACTTAGATGAATTTGCTTGCAGACATTGTGGTAAAAATTTAATAAGTCATAACTTAGTAGATAGATTACAAAGTTTACGAACAGAGTTAGCTTTTCCATTTGTCATAACTTCTGGTTACAGATGCCCAGAACATCCGAACGAAATAAATAAAAGTAAAGTTGGCACACACGCAATGGGCTTAGCAGTAGATATTTTGTCTTACGGAGAACAAGCGTATAAAATTATTGCTACAGCGCCTAAGCATGGATTTACAGGTATAGGCGTAAATCAAAAAGGTCAAGGAAGGTTTATACATTTAGATATTGCAGATGAAACACACGGTAAACAAAGACCAACTGTATGGAGTTACTAATGGAAGCTGATCCTATGTTTTTCTGGAACGTCTTGATTACTTTGATTTTTGCGCCACTTCTATATAATATTAGAGCTAATACAGGTGAAATTAAAAGGATAGATATTCTTTTAAATAAAACTAGAGAAGAGATACCGACAAAATATGTCACAAAAGATGAAATGAAAGAAGATTTTGAAAGACTGTTGGATCGCTTTGATCGCTTAGAAGAAAAATTAGATAAAATATTACAAGCATGAGTTTAGGACAAATAGCAGACGACATATTAGGTATAGACCCTAGCGGAGAAGGAATATTTGGTAGCTTTAGAGACAACCCAGAGTTAGGAGCGTTAGCTTCTATTGGTTTATCTTTTGTACCTGGTGTTGGACCAGTATTAGCAAACACAATTCCACAGGCGTTAACAGCTATGGCAGCACCTAGCGCTCCAGCAGGAATGTTGTCAGGACCAGCTCCTTCTATGGGCGGCGGTTTACTGGGTAGCCCAATGGACACTTCTGCTTTTGATTACGCAAGAAGCATTGCAGGTGGTATGCCTTTTAGCCAAGTAGTACAACCTGGCATGTCATTCTCACCGACGCAACCTATGGGTCAACAACTTACACCGCAAGCACCCATGCCTGCACCAAAACCAATGATTCCTATGAGGCCAGCTCCAGAGATTAACCTAAAACCTTCAATCGCTCCAGTAGGCGCTGGTGCTATGTCGAGAGAAGAAATGGAAAGAATTAGAGCGTTGTTAGGTCCTAGGGAAATTGCATAATTTATGTCAGAAAAACAAAGAGCAATCCTAGACGGATTGGAAGCGGAGAAAATATTAGAGAGTGAGGTTTTTAAAAAAGCTCTTGAATCTCTTAAAGCAGAATATATTGCTTATTGGTTAAGCAATAGAGATATTGACGACGTTAAAACGAGAGAAGATTTACACAGATCCATATTGTTACTACCAGAGATAGAAAGGCATCTACGCATCATTGCTGAAAAAGGCAAGATTACAAAACATCAAGTAAATAAACTTAAATAACTTACACATTTGCACTTTTTGGTTTAAAATTGCTTAAAACCACAGGAGTTTTATATGGCAACAACGGAAAAACCGATTGCATTACAAACTGATTATCAAAAATCAGTTGCATCTTTTGAAAGTTTTCTATCTCCAGAAGAAGAGCAAATAGAACAAACAGAAGAAATTATAGAAGATGAGTTAATTGAAGAAGCTGATGAAGCTGTAGAGATTGATGAATTGGAGGAGGTAGATCAAGAAGATTTACCAGAAGAAGAGTTTGAAGAACAAAGCGAAGTTGAAGAGGTAGAGCAACCTCAAGTTTACACGGTCAAAGTAGATGGTGTAGAACAAGAGGTAACGCTTGAAGAACTGCAACGCGGCTATTCGAGACAACAAGACTATACGAGAAAAACTCAAGAACTGTCACACGAGAGAAAAACTCTTGAACAACAGCAAGCAGAGTTAGCTCAAAGAGATGCAGTTTATTCTCAACTGCTACCAAAAATGGAAGCCCAGATTATGGGCGATATAGAGAATGAGCCTGATTGGGCGAAACTGAGCGAAGAAGATCCAATCGCTTACGTTAGAGAAAAACAGGTATGGGATCAGAAAAAGGAAAAGCTCCAAGCAGTTCAAGCTGAACAACAAAGGCTTCAACAAGAAGCCGCAGTTAAACAGCAAGAACAAGTTCAACAAATGGTTGAATTTGGGCAGCAAAAACTTTTAGAAATTGTACCTGAGTGGTCTGACGAAAAGATTGCTAACAAAGAGAAATCTGAAATTAGGAATTACGCGATAGAAACTTTAGGATTTAGTCCTCAAGAAATGGATCAAGTCTATGACTATAGAGCTTTACTTGGTTTGCGAAATGCTTGGCTACAAAGCCAAACTGCAACCGCAGCTAAGAAAAAGCCTACACAAAAAGCCTCAGTTAGAGCAGGTAAACCAGGCGCATCAACTAGAAAAGTAACGGTAGCACCAGAGAAAAAATTACGTCAAAGGTTGGCCAAATCTGGAAAAACAACAGATGCGGCTAAAGTTTTTGAACAAATGCTTAATAAATAAGAGGTAAAAAATGGCACAAGTTACAAATGCTTTCGATTCATATGAAGCGATTGGTAACAGAGAAGATTTAGCAGATATTATTTATAATATTTCTCCTACTCAAACACCTTTCCTTTCAGCTATCGGAAAAAGAAATATTTCAAACGTCCAATTTGATTGGCAGACAGAAGTTTTACCAACTCCATCTTCAACAGGTCAACTTGAAGGATTCGAGTTAAGTAAATCTACGTCTACTAATACAACTAGGGCAACCAACGTAGCGATGATCTCAAGTAGAGACGCTACAGTAACAGGATCTCAAGAGGCTACTGACACGGCTGGTAAAAACTCTGAGATGGCGCACCAACTAGCTATTATGGCTAAAGCTCTGAAAAGAGACATGGAAGAAGCGCTTACTCAGAACATTGCCAAAAATGCTGGTAATGTCTCTACTGCGAGACAAACTAGATCTTTGGAAACTTGGTACGCTACCAACGTAAACAAAGCTAGTGATGGCGCAAACGGATCTGACTCAGCAGCTAGAACTAACGGAACTAGAAGAGATTTAACCGAAGCTATGGTTAAAGATGTTCAACAACAATGTTTCGCTAGTGGTGCAGAGCCTTCTTTATTGATGGTTGGACCTTACAATAAATCAGTTATATCTGGTTTTACAGGTAGGTCTCAAGCTAGACAATTTGTCGACGCTAACACTATCGAGGCTTCTGTCTCTATCTACTCTGGAGATTTTGGTGAACTACAAGTAGTTCCTTCAAACAGAAGTAGAGAACAAGCTGTTCACTTGTTAGACCCAGAATACGCTGCTGTAGCATATCTTAGAGATTTTGAAACTGTTGATATTGCAACGGTGGGCGACGCCGACACAAAAATGATTTTGTGTGAGTACGGCTTAGAAATGAAAAATGAAGCTGCACACGGTATCGTGGCAGATGTCAAAGTATCATCTACTGACGCTGGTTAATAACTAAAAAAGGGAGGGTTATCCCCTCCCTTTTTTTACATGGCAATACGCACAATCATAGATCACACCACAGGCCTCAAAAACGAATTTGTTACTGAGGACAACAAACACATATACCACACCACGCAAGACGTTAAACCTGTTTTAGACGCAGTTAAAAACTATAGTGAATTGCAACCTGGCAAAGAATTTAGGCATGTAGCCGAGATACCTATGGTAATATATCAACAGATGTTACGAGAAGGATCTACTAAAGATAAAAAGCATCTTAAAAAATGGTTAAACGATCCAGACAATAAAATGTTTAGAGTTTGGAAAGGCAAAATATGACGTATTCAGAATTAAAAACAAGGATTGCTAGTTATTTAAACAGAAGTGATTTAACTTCTGAGTTAGATGGTTTTATTGACCAAACAGAAGCGGAGTTGAATAGAAGATTAAGAGCTGCCGACATGGTTAAAAGAGCAACAGCTACGGCAGAACTACAATATTTATCTTTACCCACAGATTGGTTAGAAGTTATAAACGTAGAAATTACTTCAAATGATTTTAAGCCTGTATTACAACAATCTATTGAGTCTTTAGACGTACATAGGGCAGCAAACGACAACATAACAGGCCAACCAATTTTTTATGCAATAGTGGATAACACAATGGAGTTCTCTCCAAAACCAGATAAAGCATACACTTTACAACTTACTTACTATGAAAAAATTGCAGCGCTTAGTGATTCCAATACAAGTAACTTTGTATCTAATAATCATCCTGACGTTTATTTATATGGCGCTTTAAAACACGCATCATTGTTTCTTATGGAAGATGACAGAGCTGCTAGATTTAGCGCTTTGTTTGAAAAAGCATTAGAAGAAATAAGACTTCAAGAAGAGAATAAAGAATTTAGTAAAGGCTCACTATTACCAAGAAGAAGAACTTATGGTAAGGCTAAAAAAAATGTATACTTTATGAGTTAATAAGAGGAAAAAATGTCTGGATTTACTGATTATTTAGAAGATGCTTTATTAAAGCACGTTTTTACAAACACAGCGTACACTTCACCAACAACTGTGTATGCTGCTTTATTTACTGTAGCTCCATCCGATACTGGTGGCGGTACTGAAGTTTCTGGTGGAGCTTACGCCAGACAATCAATGGCTTTTTCTGTGTCAGGGACAGGCACATTAGCAACTAACTCTGCTGCGGTAGAATATCCAACTGCAACTGCTGATTACGGAACGGTTGTAGCTGTAGGTATATTTGATGCTAGCACAAGCGGTAATTTATTAGCATACGCAAACTTAACAACTTCAAAAACTGTCTCTTCAGGAGATGTATTTAGATTTAACGCAGGTGACGTAGATATAACCCTGACGTAGAGTAATGTCCGAACAAACCTATAATTTTGGACGTTACAACAAGTCTAATTGGAATAATCTTCAATACGATTTTGGTGCGGTAGCTGTTACAGGCGTATCAGCTTTTACTGCTGATGGTCGTAAAATTAATTTAGGCGCTAGTGCTGTAAGTCTTGCTTCTAGCACATCTGCTAGTGGTTTAAGAATACTTAACACCGATGCAGCTACTATAAGCACGACAAGTATTGTCGCTGTTGGTATACAAATAGATTTAGGCGCTTCTGATATATCAGCAGTTTCTAGCCTGGCGGCCACTCCAAGAATAGTTTTCTTAGGCGCTTCTAATGTAGAAGGTGTATCTGCTCTAGTGTCTGTTAGTTCAGTATTAAGAACATCGCCAGCAGATGTATCAGGAACAAGTAGTTTTGTATCTCTTGGTGGTTTAAAATGGGAAGAAGAAATAGTCGCTGGAACAACTTTTACAGAACAAACTGTAGCAGATGGGATCTGGACAGAACAAACGGTTTCTGCGGCTACATATACAGAATTAGATAAACAGGCTTCAGCGTAATGGCAGATACTACAACAACAAATTTATCGTTAACTAAACCAGAGCTAGATGTTTCTACCAACTGGGGACAAAAGTTAAACGCTAACTTAGATGCTATTGATGCAATCTTTAGCGGTACTGGTACAGCCGTATCACTTAATATTGACGGTGGAGATATTGCATCTGCTGTAACTATAAATAAATCACCTGTCATTACACTAGGTGGCGATCTTACAGGTAACGTTACACTTACTAATTTAGCTAGTGGTACTTTGTCAGCTAGTTTAGTTGCTGAAAGCGTACAAGACATAGTAGGACCTATGTTTTCATCTAATACTGAAAACGCTATTTCAGTCGGCTACGAAGACAGCGATGGCACAATAGATTTATCTGTATTAGTAGACGATAGTTCTATAGAAATTAATTCCCTTAACAATACCTTAAACGTCAAAGCATCAGGTGTAACAAATGCTATGTTAGCTGGCTCTATTGCAAACTCTAAATTAGCTAACTCATCAATTACAGTTAGTGATGGAAGCAATACAACGGCAACAGCAC